GGACAGAAGAAGGGGTAATGGCCAAGTTGATACGGCACCATGGTGTGGTATTTGAAGTGCTTGGATAAGTCATTGGTCTGGCCTTCGCCTGTCTGGAAGATCCAGTAGAACTTCCTGGAGTTCAGAATGTGTGCAACTGAGCACCCGATCACAGACAGACCATGCTCAAAAGCTGATCTGACAGAATCGAAAGACTGTTTGATATAATCATCAGGAGAGTCTGTGGAGTAGTGGTTCACCGCTTGAACTGCAAATTTCAAACTTGCGGGTAGATAGCTCTCATAGGTGAAGAAAACTGAGTTGAATTCCCCCACAACCGGTCCGGTTGCAGATTTGTTCGACAGTTTCACGTTGAAGAGTCTATTGGAGATGTCCCCGCACTTGTTGTAGAGGACGAGCACTTCACGTGCGAAAGTGGAGTCATTGCTGTATATGACCAACAGTCGATATCGATCATCGGATGAGACACAGGAATTGGTCACCACCTGCGATAACCTCTCTTCACCCCATCGTCGACGTATCGCACGTCTGAAGAGCTTCTCCATGAAGCTAATCAAACACAGATGGTAGTGTGAGGATGTGTAATGGAGGATGCCCATCCACATGCCGACTCGGTTCTCAATAACACCGTACATCTTTCCTTCGCTTTGCTTTAATAAGGTCTGCTCCTTGAGTGTTTGCAGATCTGGGATGTGATCCTTGTATTTCTTGACAGGATCTGCGAAGAATTCAGTCAAAAGCCCAGATGGTAACTCAATGCGCTTGGCCATGAATCTGGATAGAATCTGCGTGTTCCAGGCATACACCTCTCCAAATTCCTTGCAGAACGGTGAGAGGGTCAGATTGAATGATGGGACAATGAATTGCTGAGCCCATCTGGTCATGTCCTCTGAGTAATGGTAGACCCACGGCTTGATGTTTGCTGGTGCTTGAGTGATCGCTCTCTTCATCCTGGCTTTGATGAAGCTTATCTTCTTTTTACCACTGGTTAGCATCTCCCTGACATCTCCTTCACATATACGTCTGGCAATGTTTTCTCTCACTTTAGTGAACAGTCTACTGATGATGTCGAGTATGTGGATCTCTCTTGTTCCAGTTATCTGGTTCTTCTTGAAAAGTTGACAGTACACGACTCTGAACTGAGGCCACAGTCTCTGCATGTTGCTGATGAAATCTGGTGGTCGCTTCTCTGGGTCCCCTAGTAGCTCAAAGAGCTCCAGCAATGTCATGATGACATGTGATCGCTTATTGGCGAAGACCTCATTTTTACCGAGGACTCCACGTTCTCTGATATCAGCTAGCCGATTTGCCCGTCTCTGAGTGAC